AATCTCTTACTGTTCCTGGTTGAATTGATTCTACATTTTCACCATTTAAAGTTTTATATTTTGATTGTTTTTTTGTTGGAATAAAAAGAGTTGGAGAAAAATCTCTTCTTGTTTCATATCTTTTACCATCCTCTACTCCACGAATCAAGAATTGATTGCCAATCAATTGAACATTTGTATAAAAATTTGAAGACATTTTACTCAATTAGTTTTTCATATTTTTTTAAGATTAAATTTATTGGATCAATAATAGTCAATACCTTATCAGAGTGAATCATAAAACTATTCTGTGATGTATAGTCTAACATCCAAGGCGTTAATGTCATATCAGAATTCACTACAAATGGCTCTGTCAATCTACAATCTGGTTCTCCCAGTTCAGAACCAACTTCTTCAATCTGACTTATCAGAATTTCCTTGTTCAGAAGAACTAGAATCTTTATCATTTTTCTTTCCATAGTTTATAATATCTTCAATGTACATTTGTTTGAGTTTATCTACTGGTTCAACCATAGTGATTAACCAGTCAGAAGGAATGGGTATTTTTTTTTCATTAGATAAAGGTATCCAGGGGAAAAGAGATACCTCAAATCCTGCTTTTTGTATTCCTTGAGTTTCATTTTCTGTTAGAAGATTTGGATTTCTCATTTTAACAACACAAGGTTTATCCAAATAATATCCAATAACTCTTCGATTTTCTTCTTCACCAACACACATTTCAGTTACATCTGCGATGATATCTTCGCCAGACTTAAGAAGCATCAGTTTAATCGTCATAGTTCTCCCATACCTCAGTGAATTATAGCACAAAAAAAGGGGAGGTGCAACTGGATTTTGCCAGTTACCTCCCTGCAGCAACGATAGTTTAGCTCACTATTATTTATAGATAATCTTTTCTCTTATGCGATTCTGGAACGATTCTTCCCAAAATTACTGTAAGTAATCCGTCCTCAAAATTTACAGAAGTGACTTCTGTATCATCAGCAAGAGTCCAGGTTCTAGTAAAACTTCTTTGCGCTAAACCTTTATGTACATAATTTGTTTCAGTTTCTTTATCTTCTTTTTGTCCTTCAATAAAAAGTTTTCCATCTTGCGTATAAACAAGAACTTCTTTTTTAGCAAATCCAGCAAGTGCGAGTTCTAACCTCGACTCTACACTACTGATTTGAACTAAATTATATGGAGGATAATTTGATGTTGTTTCATGAAGGTTAAATAGACGATCAAAATATTCGTCCATTCCAATACTATTACGAGTAATCCTATCCATCAGGGCAGGAAGATCAGCAGATGTGTACCTAGAAAGATTAGTCATTTTTGCTCCTTAAAAAGCGAGATTTGATTATGTGAACCCTTACGGCATTCACAATACTAATTATAACAGAAAGCACAAAAAACGGGGTAGTGAACCCCGTATGATTTTATTCGGTTTCTGCTGGTTTTGCCTTTTTTCCAATATTATACTTTGTTTCTAAAATCCATTCTCCTTTTTCTTTATAAGCAAGAACTTTAATTTGGTTTAACGGCGCAATATCAGTAATCTTTTCTGGTTTTACAATTGTAAATAATCCCCAATCAGCAACCAATTGAACAATACGATTACGTCTTTGTATGTCATTTGCTGTTAGATTTGCGTGTTTACCATCTAATGCAAAAAGTTCTTTAAAATGAACAAGATAGTATCTACCTTGCTTATGAAGAATGTGGCAAGACTGGTATATTTTCTTTTCTTTTCGAGAAGCAACTCCAATACGTGTCAAAGTTTCACGAACTTTCAAAAAGTCATCAGGTTCATTTAATAGAACCTCAACCATCATATCGGGTGTCCATTTCACTTCTGGTTCTTGTACGGCACTCATTTCATTCCTCCAGTCTCAAATTTAGATTTAATAAAGTTAATTTGTTCTTTTGTTAATATTTTTAAAGCCTGTTGTGCCTTTTCGTTATTATATTGATAATACCGTTTGACATATTCAAGATCTTTAATCGTATCTTTACGAAGCCAAGGAGAAAATCTCTTCTTAGTTCTAAGAATATTTATATAAAAATCGTATTGTAACTTTTTATCGAGATTTGGAGTTATATTCATTTCATTTGCATACATTACGCAATCAATATATCCAGAAAGACAATGATTGATCACATAAGGAGAATATTCTTTTTCAAGTGAAGGATCTTCGTCTATAATATTGTTTTTTGTCTGGTTGATTGAGTTCAACCAATCTTTGAGTTCAGTCATCAATTAGACCCTCTTTTTTCAATCTATTATAATTATAGCAACCATCAAAACTGAATTGAATTTTTGGATCTTTATTATAATTAAAAAGCAAAAGTTCTTTACGTTGTTTTTGATCTCTCATATATTCTCCTACGGAACGCATCGTATAAGTCAAATCAAACTCAGCAGCAGTCCAATTTTTAAATCTATCCTTCACTAACTGATCTGAATTATAACTTACTAACTGATCCATATCGTTATTATCGCAATCAACAGCAAACTTATCGTGATCAAATCCTTTGTGCATTGATCCTTTGTTGCCATAGAGATTATCCTTAATGTCATAAGGAGGATCAAGATACATAAAAACATTTCTGTTTCCGTCCATCATATAATCATATGAATAGTTAGTTATACGCCATTTTGAAATAAGTTTAGAATACTCAGGAAGTTTTTGAATACCTCTAAGACTGAAATTGGAATTAGATGCCTGTGGCGAAAATGAGGAACTTTCCGTAAGTCCAGAAAAAGAACACTTATTGATAATATAAAAATCAGAAGCACGATCAAGATTTGAGCGATCTTCTTCGTGTAATTTATCCTTACAATAAAGAAATAGATCTCTTGCTAATTCTGGTTTATTATTTGCTAATTTTATTCCTTGAAGATTGTCTTTCATATCGGCACCAAACATCTGAAGTTGTTGCCAGAAATTCACCAAAGGTTCATAAAGATCATTTACCCAAATAGTTAAGTCTGGATATTTTTTGGTAATATGAATTGCTACAGATCCACCCCCAAGAAATGGTTCTCGAAACTCATTATAATATCTAAGATCAGGAAAGTATGGATCCATCTTTGTGACCGCCCTACTTTTGCCCCCAGGATATCTTAAACAAGTTTTAAGAGATTTCATTTAAAGTTACTCTCAATCATAATCTCTGTTAATGCTGCTAAAAGATTTATCTCTTGGTCTGCTACAAAATTTGATTGATATTGATATTTCGCCACAATAAGAACGCAAGAAGCAATACTGGGACCATCCAGATGTTCATATAGAGCATCATACACCATACGAAGAATACTACTGGCATCATTATCAAGGTTTGCCACAATCCATTTACGAACTTCCGGAAAGTTCTTTTCTTTGAGATGTTTAATGAGATCATTTACTTTAATGTCAGAGAAAGTAGCAAGAATGGCAGAATCAATGCTACCAGATACAGAATAACGTTGGCATTCATTTAAGACTCTTCTCCAATCAGGAAAATGCTTATTTATCAGTTGAACGAGAACCTTATCATCTGCTTCAACTTTTTCTTGATCCAGGATCTTTTTGAGTCTTTCAAAGAACTTTGCTGCGATTTTTGGTCTGTCCTTGGACTTAATACCAAACTCGACAACGGCACATCGGGAGTGAAGGGGTTCGATGATTTTGTTTTTGTAGTTACAGGTGAAGATAAATCGGCAGTTACCATAAAATGCCTCAATATTTGCCCGTAAGAGGAGTTGAACATCGTTCCCTGTGTTATCGCACTCGTCAATGATGATAATTTTGTGTTTGCCAGTTGCTTGAAGTGAAACGGTCGAAGCGAAGTTCTTTGCCTGGTTCCGTACTGTGTCAAGAAATCTTCCCTCATCAGATCCATTAATGACATAAAAATCAACTCCTAATTCATTACAAAGTGCTTTTGCGACTGTTGTCTTACCAACCCCAGGAGGTCCGGCAAGTAACAGATTTGGTATTTGTCCTTGATTTACAAAATCCTGAAATGTTTTTTTAATACCTTCAGGTAGAATGCAATCTTCAATTTTCTTCGGCGCGTATTTTTCTACCCACAAGAAATCATTATTCATAATTTAAATCCACGAAGGTTTTCGTTCTGGCATACGAAGATAATTAGATGCAACCCAAGGTTTGGATGCAATATACATCTTGTAAGCAGTAAAAGTGTCAATGCTGTCGTCAAGTTTATATTCATCGGGCATCGCACGGGCAAATGATGTCACTTTGTCAATCTTACCTTTGGGAAACAAATAGTATGCTTGCAGTAAGGTATTATAGCAGGAGTGAGTTTTATTATATCGTAAAGTATATTCATCACACAAGTTCATTCCCCATTTGATTAACCAGTAGGCATTATCAATTGTTTTTGCTGCCCATAAAGTACAAGGGTGATTACGGAAGGCACCCTTCTCTGTCTTGTAGGGAGTTCCATCGGTCTTGGGAAGAGTTCCATAGTTGTGTCCCCACTTCTTTGATGCCACGATAGAGAGCATTTGGCATGTCTCTAAGGGCATTTTAACTATGTGTTTGTCTGGAAGGCAAGTGGCACTCTCGGCAGGAAATGGAGACGTGACGAAGATATTCATTCAAATGTAGAATCGGGTTCCATAGGAATATAATAGTTCAAATTATATCTTTCGTTTGTAAATTTTGATAAAAGTTTAGAAGAAAGCACAACATCATAAGATGCAGGAATAATCTTTAAGTTTTCTACTTTAAAGTTAAAAGTAAATTCTTTATCAGTCTCTCCAACTACAATTGAATATTCATTCGAAGTAGCATTTCGTTTATCACGAACAACTAAACGAATAACACCTGCCTCACCAATTACAGAAAGATCTTCTAATTGATAAACTGCTGCTGCTTTCTTGATTTTATCGTACTGGGAATGTTCCAATTGAAAACATACATCCTGTGATGGTAAAGAAATTTCCTTTTCTGGAGGAGATACAATCACCTGAGGATCAGCAAAGAAATATTTTACACGTCTTTTTCCTTCACGAATAACAACGTATGCGTCATTCTGAAAATCAAGCTCTGGATCTTCGTGTAAAGAAACACCATTCAGAAATTGATTTAGATCATAAATGGCAAATTCTTTTTCAAACTCTTCATTTACAACAGCTTCGGCAAGAACTGTTTTCATTACAGACATTGTGCGAAGTTTGTTTCCCTTTCTTACGAGAATTGATTGATTAATTCCGGCAAAGTTCTTAAGGACAGTCAGGGTTTCGTTAGAAAGTTTCATAGTTTGATTTCGCATTTTCATTATTAAATCCGGCAAAATGATACAGAAGAACACCGTAGTGTATAATCTTCAGGGCATCAAGTTTTGACATTCCATCCTTCTTACCAAAACGAGAAGAATACTTAATGAGATTATCACGACAGAAAGGAACTCCATCATCAATCGCATCAATCATATCCAGAACTTGAACCTTTGACTTATCTGAGGCATAGTGACCATTATATGTTCCTTTAATATAGTCTTCTACTACTTTGAGTGTCTTTCCTTCACCAAACTTCCAGAAGTGATCTGAATTTAGTGGTGGTTTTACCTCATAAGAAGTGGATGGAGAAGTCGTATATGGGAAGGGTATATATGGATTTTCAGTAAAATTGATATGATCATTTCCCATACCTCCTGAAAGATGAGTATTTCCAAAAACTATTGTATCGGGAGAAGCATAGGGATTTCCAGTTATACTAATTCCATCTTCCTCCCAAAAATCTTGATTTGGAATTGAACTTTTATAATCGGTTTCAAAATTTTCAGTCATAAAGTTTCACAATCAAAGAGAGTTTTATCTTTTAATATTATATCAGTTTGAGAGAGTTGCGTCAACTGCTTCTTGGGCAGAAGGCATTATAAAATCTGCATCAATCTTGTCATAAAGTTCAAGGAATGCCTGTTTGGTTTCATCATCAAAACGATTTACACAAACTTGAATTGCCTTTGCCTTATCACCAAAGATGCTGTAGGCACGAATGATGTGAACGAGACGGCGGGTACTGATGATTTCCTCAATACCACCATCATAAAAGGTCTTACGAATTACATCACCCCAATCTACAAGACGTTTACAGAACTCTTTATCTTCAATACCCAAATCAAGAGAAACACCTTCTAAAATTTTTTGTTCTACTGAGGGAGCAGGATATGACTGTTCAAAGGTTACAGGAAATCTTTCTAAAAATGCTTCATTAAGGACATTAGTTCCAATAAACCTTCCATCCTCACTACCTTTACCTTTTGTATTGGCAGTTGCAAATATATTAAATCCAGAAGTAGGTCTTATAAACTTACCAATCTTCTTTAAAAATACACCTTTACCTTCCAGAACAGATTGAAGACAAAGTATTTTATTGGATGCTAAATCAACCTCATCAAGAAGAAGAATCGCACCTCTTTCAAGTGCCTCAATAACTGGGCCATTATGCCAAGCAGTTTCACCATTTATTAAACGAAACCCACCAATCAAATCATCTTCATCAGTCTCTATTGTAATATTTACACGAATCAATTCCCTACCAAGTTGAGCACAAGCTTGCTCAACACTGAACGTTTTACCATTACCCGAAAGACCCGTGATAAATGTCGGATAAAAAAGATTGGACTGAATAATTTTCTTAATATCATTGAAGTTACCAAACTTGACGAAAGTATCATCTTTATCGGGAATAAGATTTTGTTCCACAGCAGGAATAGCAGCAGGGGAGGAATAACTACGTTCTATTTCTTGAACTTTTCTTTGTGTCACTTCCAAATTCCATTTACCACGCCCAACCTTAAAGTTTTCTAAACGTTTAGTTACAGTTGGATATGAAATATTTTTAGAAACACAATACCCACGAACATCGGCAGCAATAAACTCTTTACCAAAAGTATTCTTGAGATCTGAAAGAACTTGATCATCAGTCATTTGAATGCGTTTCATAAAGTTGGTTGTTTGTTTTGACTGTAGTCATTATACAATGAAAGGAGGTCACAAAGACCATCCTATGGTCAGTTCACCAATTGGTTCTTGAGTTTTTCAATATGCTCTTGACTACCAATGTGCCCCTTATATCCAGGGTAATATTTTTCAACCATAGCACCAATTCCCATTGCGGTAATGGCACTATCGCATCTTACCCAAACTTCTTTGGTGTCAGATTTTACAAAGTGATCAAATGGAAATTTAGATTTCATTTTT